AGTAGTAGCACCATTAGCAAAATAAAATCTATTTCGTCCTCCAGCATCTGCATTCCAAGCATTAACAATAAATTTTAAACCTGCATTTACTGTTCCATTAAAAATAGCATTACCATTTTCAGACATATCTAGAGTAAGAGCAGTAATATCACTAGAACCATCTATTCCTCTAAATACTATATCTTTATCAGCTACTTTTGCATCTATGTTTAAGTTGCTACTAGCCATGTTTATAGCACCTATTTCAGTACCACCATCTTTTATTTGTATTTCTGCTCCATCAGCATCTAATTTAATGACACCTGCAACATCTAGTGTTAAGTCGCCACTTGATAAATCTATTTCAGTGCCATCAATAGTTATGTTGTCTACAGTAATACCACCGTCGACATCTAATGTCCCCGGAAGTGTGACATTACCACTAGCGTCTTCGTGCACAGCTTTACTTGCGGGTAATGTACAAAATACGTTTTTAGTTCCTGCAGAGAAATCTACTGCAGAGTCAGAGTTAGTGCTACTTATGATTGTAGTTCTAGATAGTGTGTCGGGAGAAGCATCAGTAACTGTGCCTAATCCAACTTCGAACTCGTTTGCTGTTTGATGAGCAATACAGTAATAAGTTGTATTAGAATTACCAATACCTGCTACAAAAGTCTCAAAGCCGTCTTCGGCACCAGCTAAATTTATTGTGCCAGTACCTGTAGTAGTAGTGGTTTCTTTTACCCTATCGTTAAGGACAAGAGCCATGCTCCACTCCTACGCTATTCTTATAATAGCTGTACTTGCCGCTGCTGCTGGGAACTGAATAGTAAAGTCACCATTAGTGGATGTTTTGTCTCCACCAAAATCTATACTAGCTACTGATTTATTAGAATCAGAACTGTTATAAATTAAACAACCTCTAGCGGTTATTGTGGCACTACTAAAAGTTAAGTCTGCAAAATCTGTGATTGCAGTAGTTCCATCAGCTGACGGAGTAACGTTAGTAAGAGTTCCTCCACCTGCATTATATCCAGAACCAGAAACTTCGTTAGTAGTAGCGTATGCTGTAGTAGACGCTCCTAAAGTAGCAGAACTTGTAAAAAGTGCTAATTTGTAAGTATCTCCACTACTGTTAGTGAAGTTGTGGTCACCAGTCAATAATTGAGTTTTAAAACTGGTTGTTAAAGTTGAAGTTATTGCCATGTCAAAGCTCCGTTAAAATTTTAACTAAATTATCGTGACCTTGCTTCTTAAGAAGCCCTGCCACTGTTGTCCTATCACTAGTGATAGCTTGTCTCATATAATAAAGTATTGTGTTATAAATAGCTACTTTAAAAGCTTCTGCTTGTTGTCTAACTTCAGGAGCAGCGTTTTCTGAAATGCCACAAATTTTATCGGCACATCTTTGAGCTAAATATTCTACTGAGTGCCCTTTTTCATTTTCTGTAGCTACTGAAATATTTCCTAAATTAGAGGTAACTTTTATCTCAAAACTCATGCTTTATTAGCTAAATTATTAGCTCTAGGTCTATCCGTATAATATTCTTGTCTTGTACCAAGTAGTTCTTGCTCTGCTTTTAATTTAAGTAATGCTTCTTGAAATCTACTTTCATATGCTTGTACTTCATTTAGTGGTAGTTTTTGAAACATTGCTCCTTCTACTAAAGTTCCATAAAGTAAAGAATCTCTAGCATTTTGAGACAACCACGTTGTACCATTATCTAAACCTGCTGTTAAAGAAGCTGGTTCATAAAAATAATGTAGCTCTATGTTATATGCTTGGTCTGGTACCGGACCTAAAATAAAAGTAGTTTCATCAAATTGACCATAATATTTAGGCTTAGCTCTTTTACTTACTGTAGTTGCATCATTTGAATACTCTCTCATAAAACTAGCGTGTTTTAGTAATAAATAATCATAAGCATTGTTTTCTATTACAGCTAAACTGAAAGTTCTTATAAAATCTGTTGGCTTAGTTAAATAAGTGTTACCAGCTGTTAATTGACCTGTTACGTTTTTTCTAAATACATTTAAGTTTGCACTTTTTAAAATTCTTTCTTCTGCTGTGGTAATAAAAGTAGGTAATGTTGCTACAAAAGCAGTTTCAGATGTATCTAAATAGTTTTGTACAGTTGTTTTTAGTGTGCCGTAGGTAAAACTCATAGTTGATTATAACATTAAATTTATGGTGTATTTGCTTGTCCACCCATACCTGAGTGATTAGTACAGTAATAGTAAAGTGTTGGTGCTCCACCTGCTACAGTTATTTGTGTATATGCTCCAGCATTTCCCGGAGTACCATTTGTCGATACCCCTGTAGTATATTCAGAGCCTCCACCGTGACTACCATTTGCTGTTGTTGAAAATCTTAATGGGTGATTAGAATTACTAGAATCAGATTGGTCAAATCTATATATACTTCCTTCAGATAAGTTTAAAGTAGGGTATACAACTCCATCTATATAAAATCTATTCGCACCTGAGTAAGAAGCTACAGTAACTGCGTATGTTGTCACATTTGTAGAAATAGTTATGGTACCTAATGAACTTGTTACAACTTGTCCTGTCAAACTAAATGTAGACGAATCTGGAATAGATGCTACATCTGGTCCTGCCTGTACACTTCCCAAATTACTTACTATTCTAAAGCCATTAAGATTACTGCCAATAACATCATCACTAATTACTTTGCCACTAAATACTTCTATATCCGTATTTGGTCTAGGGTCACGTAAAGCTTCTGGGTCAGCTGGTCTGTTTTTAGGTTGTAGTTGTGGGTGCTTTGTATCAAAACATTGAGGGCATGACTTTATGCCATCCCATTGTTTCTTGAGTCTTTTTAATTTATATTTTTGACCACATTGGTCACATAAACCATATGCGTATTTTGCTTGAGCGAAAGCCATGTTAAGACCCTACAAATTTAGAGCTACCTCCTTCTTTATCCATGAATGCTGCTCTATTAAATTCTTCGTCATAAACTGTTTTTAGATTTGCTAATGCTGCAGGATTTCTTTTCATAGCTAAATAATATGCCAGTCCTGCTACCATGCAAGGTATAAATCTAAATACTACTTCCATGTTGTTTGTGTAATCTCCTGCATCTTGTATTCTAGTTAACGCATTATAGATTAATGTGTCAGTAGAGTTTTCTGGTGTTGGAAACAAATAAATTCTAGGTGTTGTTTGTCTATCTAAAAAATATTGGTTTGGTCTACCTGTACTATCTTTAGCTGGTGTGTATAAGTAATCAGAACGACTAATTCTACTTAGTTGTATATCAGTGCCACTTCTTCTAATTACAGCTTCAGTAATATCAACTACATCAGTGCCAATGTCTATGTAGCTAGTTCCTGAAGTAACTGTGACTGAGCGTTGTTCTATTGTCCATTGATTAAGTCCACGGTTAGCCCAATCAGCCATCATAATATTTAATGACCTTCTTGCACTTTCTAAATCGTACCCTGTTCTTAATTCAACTCCACAACGCTCATAAGCTTCTTCAATAAGCTCATCAACGCTCAAGTCAAAGGCTGTAGTACCCGAAGTTGCCACTAATTACCCTGTAAAAAATATAGTTACTCTATCTATATTAGACAAAGTTGCGTGTATGCCGTCTACAAATAATATTCCATTGTCTGGAATATTTAATGTTTCTGTAGTATCAGCATTTACAGGTAAAACTAATAATGTTGAACCTGAACTAGTATTTTTAAAAGTAACTGTGCCATCTGAAGACCCACCTGACACAACAAAACCACGAAGCCTTGAACGCTTAGTAGTCATGTCGCCAGTTGCGGTTACAGATGATGTTACAACATCAGAACCTGTCATTCGTCCTGCCATAGTTAGCTCCTATTATGCAGTTGGTGAGTCAGACGCAATTCCAAAGAATTTTAATGCGATTACTCCACCAGCTCCTGCTGTTCCAGAAATAACTACTTCTACTTCATCAGCTGTTTCAGTAGCTGCAGTTGTAGTTCCACCAGACATACCTAAAACTCCGTTGCAAGGGAAAAATCCTTTGAAACCAGCTGAGTTAATAGCTATTGAGATGCCATCTACAAAGCCATCAGTATCTGCGTCAGTACCAATATCTACTAAGTTTACGTTGTTAGCAGCGGCACTAGTTACAGTAATTGCTACACCCATAGGTATAAAGTTTGATGGTATACCTATTGAACTTTCCTTGTGGTCAGTACCTGAAGCAGCAACAGTTATAGAAGTGCTGTAAGTTGAAAGAGTCATCTCATTAGTGAGACCGCCTGAACTATTTTTAATTATAGTTTTAAATCCATTTTCTGAACGAATTGGACCATTGAATGTTGAAGTTGCCATATTAGCTCCTTAAATTACTGCATGTCGATTAAGTCTGCCGAGCCAGTCATACAGTGTTATTCGAATGCTCGGAATATTATTTTATTGTATCAAGTAACTTATTTAAATACCACCTAGCTTTTTCTAGGTCTTCTTTACCGTTTTTCTTTTCGTATCGCCACATGTATTTAAGTATATTGCCTTTTAAGTAGCCAGAGAAAGCTTTCTCAGACATAGCTGATTGAATAGCATCAATGCACTCGATTGAGCCATCTTTGTAATGTTGGGGATTTATTTTGTCCATAGTAAATTAGGTTGGCGGGTTGAGTGAGAAACCCCCGCCAGAGGTTCCTTAAGTTAAACGACTGTTACGCTCCCGGAGAACCGAAGACACATCTTGGGTCGGAAAACCCAAATGAGTATCTTTCTCTAGCTTTGTAACGCACATTACCAGTATCAAAGTCTGCTTCCATAGAAGTTCTGACAGGTGACCTTTCGAACATTTTAAATCCGTTAGGTGCGTCAGTCTTTATAAAGAAAGCATCTGTGTCTGTTAAGTAGTGGTTGACCACGTATCCCTGAGGAATCATGCCCATGTTTCTGATAGCGTTAATATCGTTATCAGAAGTACCAACTCTTAAGTTAGTTTCAAGCAATCTGTCAGCAGTGAATTGTAGCTCTTTAGGAATAATTAACTTAGTTCCTTGTACAGCTATTTTTAATCCACGTTCGTCAATGAACGCCGCAATGTCAATCAATGCTTGTTCTAAAGAAGTTTCGTTTAAGTCTGCGGCAGTTGAAAGCTCATTTCTGAAGTTACCGCCACCAATAGTTGGGTGGTCAGTAGCACAGAGCTCTTTACTGTCGCCTCCAGCGAAACTGCTGTTGAACGCATTGTTTAAAACTGAGGCTGCTTTAATTTGCTTAGTTGTAGACATACTTCTAGCTAACGCACGAGTGTAACGAGCAGATAACTTGTCATACAAGTTATCTTCAATAGCTTCTTCTGTAATAGAGAAAGCTAATGCCACAGTTTCGTGTGTATATCTAGCAGTGAAGGATTCTTGAGCAGAGTCAAACGCTACTCCTGAACCTTCAGATTTTACCGGTGCAGCGTCAAAGCCTGAAAGCATCACTTCTTCTTCGAATGCTCTGTCTGAAGACTCCGCGTCGAAAATTTCGGCGTGTTCGTTTTCATACTTGTCATATTCGAGTCCAAAAAGTGCATTTAGTCCGGGTTCTAACTCCTTAACTAATTGTGCTCTTGATATAGCCATTGATTATGTACCTGCTACTGGACCTTTGTAGGCGTGTTCGTTAATTTGAACAATCAAATTAGCGTGTGTACCTGCAATAGTTCCGTTGTTTTCATTGTCCACAACACCAACTACTTTAAGCTGTAAGCCTTGAGTAGTTGCTAGTGTGCTTACGTCTAATTCTCTGGATGATAAACCAGTTGTAGTGCTTCCGCTTGTACCAACAGTGTCAGCGTTTCTTCCTACAGCAGCTTGAGTAGATGCTGTGTCAGAATCACCTTGTATAGTGAACAATGTATTGGGGTCATCATAAATATAAACCTCAATGTCTCCAGAACTAGCAGTTGTACTAGCTGTGTAGAAATTGCTCCATACAGGACCGTCAGAACCTTGATAGTGAACACCATTAAAAACACCAACAATGTTAGCGTCACTTACACCAGCTTGTTCAATGTAACCGCCGTTAAATTTAACTAAGTCACCTTGAAAGATGGTTGTGCCGTAACCCGAAGGGTTTATAAGGTATTTCCTAGCTTGTGGAATAGCACCTGATGGAGATAAACCTTCATAAGGTTTCAATCCAAAAGCTGAATCTACATTTGCCATAAAATTATCCTAAATTCAAACAAATTAAAATTATAGAACTTAATCTTTCGATTGAGTTCCGCCAAATGTTACGCGACTCTGTCTATTTTTATTAATAGGCATGGCTTGGTGCTCTTCTTTCATCAAATCATTGTCTACTGACAACATTTGGTCCCTTGTCTTTGCTTTGAAGTATTCACTTCTTTCATCCACAGTTTCCTTAGGAATCCTACAAAGAATTAGTCCACCTACGCCAATCACTCCTGCATATCTGCCTTCGTCAAGTGAGGGAGATTCAAAGTCAGGGTATTCATCTGCTCGAACAGGTTCCCAGCCTTCTCTAAGTCTGGCTGACATGTTCTTGCGGTCATCATATCCTCTGACCTCTGTTCTCACCCATCTATGAAGGTATCCTTCAGGGGGATTAGGTGCATCCAAAGCGGACGGGGGTGCCCAAGGTTTTCTTGCAGAGCTATGCTCTCTACTCTGGGCTTCGCGTGGTTGACGACTTACGTCGTTTTTTGTTGATTTTGCCATTTATGTTACCTCCACGTTATTTAACATATTTCGCGTACTCTTCAAGTGGCACACCCAATTTTTTAGCTATTGCTACCTGTGAAGGTGTGAGTTTCACAGACTTGCGTCCAGTTTTAGCACCTCTTTTAACTGGTGCTACCGCTTGAACGGGTCGGCTTTTCTGCGAAGAGTCCTCATTAAATTTATGAGGAAACTCGTTACGAATTCTATTATCTACTTCAGTATAGTAGTCTTCTGAAGTAGGGTCAATTCCTTCGTTAACTAAATCTTCGTGAATTGCAAAAGCAGTCATAGTCATTGCTCTATCTGCACCAAACCAGTCGTTGCTGTCAGCCCATTCTTGAGCTTTAGGGTCGGGTGTAGGAGCGTACTCTTGCTGCTGTTGAGGTGCTTCTGGCACTTCAACTTCTGCTTCTGCTGATTCTGGCTTTTCTTTAGTTAACTCAGTAATTCTTTGAGCTTCCACTGCCAATGCCGCAATCTTAGATTGGGCTTCTGTTTGTTTTTCTGTATCACTTGTTTCGTTAGCTAGTCTTAGCTCGTTCTTTGCTCTTTCGGTTTCTGCAGTAATCCTTTGAGCTTCTGCAGTTAGATAGTTTGTATTTAAGTCCGTCGTTCTTGTTTTTAATGTTTTGTTTTCTTGTTGCATAGACTGAGCAAAAGTAGTAGCAGCTTCTTCTCTACGTTCAGCTTCTCTTAGTTTTGCGGTCAGTTTGTTTATGCGGGTTTCAACCTTCTTGCCATATTCTTCATGTTCGGAAGAATCTTCTTCCTCTACAGCTTCTGGTTCTGGGGTAGCTTCCTCTTCAATTACTTCCGTAACTTTAGATTCTTCTAGTTCGACCTCTACTTCTTTGCCGTCTGTGTCTAATGGCACTAGCTCTTCAGCTCGGTCTGTGGTCATTTCATTTTGCATGGTACCTCTCCATGTAGTTAAAAGTTATGCAGAATGGACTCGGGTTCTGGCACTACGGCTATAATCTCGTCGTCATTCAGTATCTTTATTTCTCCACCGTCTATGTCGATTCTTGACCCTGCATATCGTGCGAACAATATCCAATCGCCCTTCTTACACCACGGACCTGTGGAAAATCTGTCTCCAGTATACGCTAAACTCCCAACTTTTAAAACATATCCCAAAGTGGTCGCTGCTTGTTGCCTGTCTAAGGTTTCATTTGCTAACAAAATACCACCTTTAGTTTGCTGTTTAGCCTTATACGGTAAAACTAATATACGCCACCCAGTAGGTTCTGGAAGTTGCTCAATAACACTTTCTTCTAGTTTTTCTGGGTTTAGTGATTTAGGGTCGCCTTTCTTTTTACCACCAACGTAGGCTTTATCTAAAATACCTTCGTCTTCTGCTTTGGTTTCCCATTTTTCTTCTAATGCTGATTTACTCATCTTCGTGTTCCATCCTATCTAATAAAGATTTAATTTCTTCACGTAAAAAGTTTAGTGCTTGGATTTGACCAACTAAGTTCTGATAATGCTCGTGGTTATCTACACCACCAGTAGCCATTATTTCTTTTATTTGTTCCTCTTTATTAGAGATAGCACGTTGAACTAAGTACGTGAAATTAAGTTCGTCTATGATTTGCCCCCACGTCTATTGCGGTCTCTGTCGACACCAGCTCTTAGGGCGGCAATATCTTCTTGAGATTTTATTTTTTCTTCTTCTAATTCTAATTTTCTTTCAGCTATTTCTTTGTCGTCTTCGTTTTCTTGCTCACGTATATCTAATTCTTTATTCTTAAGTTCTACTACACCATCTTCAACATCTAGTATTTCTTCTATTCTTGGCATAATTTCTTGTAATGCTCCTAGTTCTGCAGTAGCTACGTAGTTTGCCATAGCAGGATTAGGTGGTACTGGTTGTCCTTGGTCCATCATCATTTGTTCTTGTTGCAACTGTTGCATCATGGCTGGGTCTTGCATAGCCATTTCTTGTGCTTCGTTTTGTGCCATTAAGGAAACGTGTTGCAAAATGTGACTAACTAAACCTTGTACTGCTGCAAGGTTAGACTTCACAAAGTCATTATCTAAGAAAGTCAGGTGCACCTCTATGTGGGTTTGGTGGTCTTGGTCGGGGAAGGCGACGAGAGGCACACCTGCTAAAGCGTTTGCATTTTCCATCACTGGGTCTACTGGACTTGGTGGCGGTGGGTCTGGCATAAATAATTGTTCAACATTTTCTGTACCCAAAGCTTGATACATTCTTCGGTAAGCTTCTTTGATATTGTGTATCTCTGGATTGCTTTGTACTAACTGAAGCTCTTGTTGAGCCAGTGATATTCTTTGGGACATAGAGAAGAAGTTAGGGTCACTTACTGGAAGGACATCTACTCTTTCGTCAAAATCTGTTTGTTTTATTGCGGCATCTGCCCCCGCCACCAAGTAAGGGTACTCAGGCGGAAGATATTCTGCAAAAAGTCTAGCTAATATTTTAAATTCTGTTTTCTGTGCATAGTGTAATCTTTTATGCACAGCTGACATGACTCTAGTTCCTTGTTCTAGTAGAGCCATGGTTGTACCTACAGGTAGTTCTTGATTACCTTCACCAATGTTTAAATTAGTAATCGAAGCAAACCTTCTACCTGCATCAACACAAATACCCATTAAAGATAGTAGTGTTTGTGATGGTTCTTTATACGGT